GGATCTCCTTGTTATGCTTATTCTAGTTTGCTCACTCGTGAGCTACTAGAAAAGTTGATAAGGACCTCTATTTCATTGAAACGAGAGCTATTCCTTACTTCAGATCATCTAGAAACTCTTGACACTGACACTACTTACCCAGTTGTAGATGTTCTTTCTCTTACAAATGAAGAAAAATATGTCCCTATCCTCCCAGAAATGCCTGATATTGATTACATTGGTGATACTTCTTTCAGGAGTAAACCGGCAGGCGAGTCCAATATCCTTCCCCATTTGCTCAAAGAAGGATTTCCCATTAAAACCCTCCCCTCAGCATTATCCTTAGATCAAGTAGAAGATACCTCCAATTTAGCTGCTAATGCCCATGGATATCCAGATTTATTATTAACCCAGATTCAGAAATATGCAGGAAAGATGGAAGGAGAATTTACCGAAACTCTCAAGGATATGACAGAGCAATTGACAGAACACTACATAAATGTACTTTATGAAGAAGATATGTCAACGATGACTGAAGAAGAGGTGTTTTCGGGAGTCTTAACAGATCCTGAAAGTACCCCATTAGATGTCACCACAAGTGCTGGAGAACCTTGGCAACGGATAGGAAAAACATCCGGGAAAAAGAAGAATGCATACCTGACTCGGGAAGAAACTAAATATGGATATCGTTACACCATAAACAGAGAGACTTATCATGGACAGCTGCTTGCAGATGTTGTTGAAACAAAAGAATCATTGGGAAAAGATGGATTTCGAACACTATCTCTATGGAAAAACTGCCTGAAAGATGAAACTAGACCTGTAGAAAAAGTCAGGATTGGAAAAACAAGATTGTTTACTGCTGCTCCCTTAGAAACTGTCATTCTTGCTAGGAAATATTTTGGAAAATTTAAAACTGCATGGCAACGCCACCGTAGAGAGCTTTTCCATTCAGTTGGAATCAACCCAGTTTCCGCTGAGTGGAGAGATCTCTATGAACGACTTAAATCAAAAGGTCAAGTTGGTATGGATGCTGATTTTGGATCATTTGATGGTCGCCTTAGGGCTGACTTTATGAAAGCTGCTGGCCAAGTTGTTATTGACACGATCCTTGCTTTAGATAGTTATTCAGATAATGAAACTATAATGAAAATCTTATGGAGTGAATTTATTGAAACTTTTCACCTTAGTTACAGTGAAATTCACCTTGTAAAACATGGAAACCCTTCAGGTAATCCAATGACCACTGTTGTAAATTGTATTGTTAATTTCCTCTACCATTGGCATTGTTATAGAGAAATCACCGGCAAAATGTCTCTAGGGGCATTTACTGATGAAGTAACTTTTACCTGCTTTGGAGATGATGGAATTTACAGTACAAATGAAACAAGTGATTACACTTTTGAAAAAGTAAGTAGGATCATGGCCGAACAACTTGGACAAGACTATACCACAGCTGCAAAGAACCATGATATGACCAGAAAATCAGTAGAAGAGCTCATGTTTTTGAAAAGAAGATTCGTGAAAAGAGGAGCCATTGTTATGAGTCCATTAGAAAAGGACTCCATAGAGCAGCAGTTTGTGTGGTCACGCATACAGGAAAATGACGTGACTAC